TAGAAAAAGAAGTAGCATAATTAAGAAGGGTGGCAACACCCTTTTTATTTTTTTAATGAAGGAGTAAATATGAAAAACATTACATTGGAAGTTTTAAAAGATAAGTTTAGAAATCAATCAGCAATAGCAGAACAATTAAACATAAGTAGGCAAGCTGTAAGTAAGTGGTTTATTGTTGGGTCAATTCCAAAATTACGCCAGTACGAATTAACAGAATTATTACTAGATAATACTGCGGATAATAAAGGCGTTTAAACTTACAAAGGTAAAATTATGTATAAAATAAAAAATTGGGATAAGTTCCAGCATTACAAACCTAAAAATGCAAAGCACCAACAAAAAATGACATGGTATAAAATGTATGGTGCAGATATATTGAACGACCCAGCATACATGAAATTAACTATTACTGAAAAATTATTTTTGCGTGAGGCTTGGGATTTAGCCAGTCAATTTGATGGAGAATTACCTGATTTAGAAACTTGTGCTTTTAGATTAAGGCAGACAGAACAAGAGCTACGAAAAATATATGTTAGCTTAAATAAAAAAGGTTTTCTCTATACAGGCTCTAGTAATAGTATAGACGAAGTATATACACCCTCTATAACCATAAAGGCAAGTGCAGAAGTTATTAAAAAACATTCAGCATTGTTTGAGGAGTGGTGGATTTCTTTACCTGACAATCGAAAAAATAATAAGAAAGGGTGTGAGAAAAAATGGGGTAGTAAAAAATTAGATGACATTGGAAAAAATATTATAGGCTGGACAAATACAATGAAGTCTACGAAAGAATGGAAGGAAGGATTTAATCCAGCTCCAGAAACTATCTTAAACCAAGAGAGATGGAATGACGCAACCAATAAAACTACTGAACTAAAAGGAGTATTATGAGTGAACCTAATGTTAATCAGATGATGCGTCAGCTTACAATAACTAAAGAAACATTAATGAAAGGTGGTTATTATGAAGAAAAAACAGATTTTAAAGTTAAGTCTACTGATACTTTGTTGCCTGAAGTTATTAAATACTTTAATGAAGAAAAAGGTAGTGGGTTCTCGTTGGGGTTTCAAAAAACTGATGCGGACTATAATTTCTTAATTAGGAAAGGTGAGGTTACTATTCTGACAGGAAGTAGTGGCTCTGGAAAGACCACTTTTTTAAGTCAAGTATTATTAAATGTGGTAACTTATACTAATGTGCTAGTAGCAAGTATGGAAATGAAACCTGTATTGCAAATTGCAAAAATGATACAGCAAACAGGAAATAAAAATCCTACTGAATTAGCTATTAATGAATTTTGTGAGAAGTACACAGATAAACTATGGCTATTTAATGCTCAAGGAACGACCAGTGAAAACGATTTAGTTGCCAGTTTATACTATGGCAAGCATATTTTGAAAGCAGATTTGTTTGTTATAGATAGCTTGATGAAAGTAGATAGCATTGCAGAAGATGATTATGGCTCTCAAAAGAAATTTATTAATAAAATTAGTTGTATAGCAAGAGATTTAAATATTCATGTATGTATAGTTGCACATACAAAGAAATTAGCAGACGATACAGTTATACCTGATGCTTCACATATATTAGGCTCTAGCCATATTAGAAATTTAACTGATAATATATTGTGCTTACATAGACGAAAAGATATTGAAAAGAAGATAGAGTTAAAAGAATTAGAGGAAGGGGATAATCCTTGTACTTGTTATTTAATGGTACAGAAACAAAGAAACCATGCTTTTGAAGGTACTTTTGGGTTTTGGTTTGATAAGGAAACCCAACGATTTAAGGAACGACCATGACAATTAATGAATTAATAAAAGAGTTTAAACGCCACTTTAAAGATTTTGAATATAAGGCAACAAGTAATAAAGGACAAGTGTTTAAGTCTAAAGGATTTGATGAGGCAGATAAAAAAATTAATAAGCCCTTGACAAGATAATTTGACCATATATAATGTTATTAAGTAACAATTTATTAGCCTTTAAGAAGAAGGAGAAACAAATGAGTAAATCAAACGAAATAGCAAGAGAAATTTTAGAAGCACAATCACAAGAAGCAATTACTAATGCAGAAATGGAAGCTGACTTCATTGAAATGGAGCAGAGAAAAAGATTGCAATATACACAAGAAGTTATCAATCAGATATTTGGAGTATACAAATGAGTAAATATAAAGAATTAAGAGAAATAGATGTATCTAAACATACAGAAAAGAAGGGTAAGTTTACCTACTTATCTTGGGCATGGGGTGTAGATACTTTATTACAACATGATGGCTCTGCTACATGGGAGTATAAAGAGCCACTCACTTTACCTGACGGAAGTATGATGGTGTTCTGTTCATTAAAAGCGTTTGGTAAAACAATGACAGCACAGCTACCTGTGTTAGATTTTAAAAACCAAGCTATTAAGAACCCAAATACAATGCAATTAAATACTGCTATGCAAAGGTGTCTAGCAAAGGCAATTGCTCTTTTTGGAATAAGTCTTCATTTATATTATGGCGAAGATTTGCCTGAAGGAGATGTTCTGGAACGCATAGAAAACATTTATAAAGAACAAGGTATAGATGAAGCTAGAAAGTATTTTAATACTTTAGATGGGGATGATAGAAAATTATGCACACCATTCATAGAAAAAGTTAAGGAGAAATAACTATGGAACAAAAAAGTGCAGAGTGGTTTCAAGCTAGATTGGGTAAGGTAACAGCTAGTAATGTTGATAATATTATTGTTAAAGTTAAGAATGGGGAGTCTACTTACAAAAGAAGGTACAGGATGCAATTAGTTACCGAAAGGCTAACTAATAAGGTAGTTCCTATTTTTATGAACTCTGCAATGGCTCATGGTGTGGAGTTTGAGGATGAGGCTAGGGTTAAGTATGCCAATAAAATGAAGTTATTGATTGGTAAAGATGTTAGAGAAGTTGGCTTTATAGACCACCCTACCATTAAAATGGCTGGAGCAAGCCCTGATGGGTTAGTTGGTTTAAACGGCTTAATCGAGATTAAATGTCCGCAACCAATGACCCATACTGAAACATTACAAACAGGAGTTATTGCTAAAAAATATATACACCAGATGCAATGGCAGATGTCTTGTGTAGGGAAAGATTGGTGTGATTTTGTATCTTATCACCCTGATTTTCCAAAAGAATACCAACTCTTTATTAAAAGAGTTGAAAGAGATAATGACTTAATAGGTCGTTGTGAAGTAGATGTTATTAACTTTTTAAAAGAAGTTGAAGATATAATTAAATCGATTAAGGAGAGTAACTAATGGCAACAGTAGGAATTTCAGCAAGTATAAATGTAAGTAAGATTGATAAAACTAAATTAATTAAAGGCGAGAAAGGTACTTATTTAAATATTACTGCTTTTGTTAATTTAGATGAGAAAGACCAGTATGATAACAATGGTATGATTACTCAATCAACCACGAAAGAAGAAAGAGATGCAGGTAATCAAGGAGCTATTCTTGGAAATAGTAGAGTATTTTATACAGGAGAAAGTAATAATTCATCTCCAAAAGATAAAAAAGAAACTGTGAATGATAAAATTCCTTTAGAGGAAATTCCATTTTAACTAGGATAATGGGGGTGAAAGCTCCCATTTTTTTAAATGATAAAAATTATTCAAGGTATAATTACAAAAGGATTAGTAATTTATTTGATTACCATTGCTGTTTGTTTTAAAGCATGGGATATTTACACTGTTCATAATGAAAATCATTTTAATTATTTATGCAACAAGAAAGGGCAGTTGTTTAAAAGTGCAACGCCAAATAGTAATGTTTTTATAAAAATGCAACATCAAGACTGTATGGAGAGCAATTATGACTGAAGATAAAATAAATCCAGACCATTATAAATCATTAAAAGGACTACAATGTATTGACTGTGTTGAGGGAGTGGTAGAGGGATTAACAGGAATTGAAGCTACTGATACAGGTAATATTATTAAGTATCTATGGCGTTGGAAAAATAAAGATGGGGTTAATGATTTAAAAAAAGCTAAATGGTATTTAGAGCATTTAATTGCTCATGTAGAAAATGATGTTGAAGTATTAAAAACAATGAATGACATTATATTTGAACAAAAATTTGACGAATTACATGACGAG